CGGCAAGAGTTCTTCAACGCCCAGCGTATCATGCAGTCGGTTCTGCAAAGCAACACAGCCAGCAACAACATCAACGTGCTGAAAGCAACGAACGCGTTTCCAGGTGGTATCCATGTGAATCAATTCTTCACAGCCCCTCACGCATGGTTTGTGCGCACGAACTGCCCCGAAGGTATGACCTTCTTCTGGCGCGATCGTCCGATGTTTGACCAAGACAACGACTTCGACACCAAGAATGCAAAGGCAGCGATGTACATGAGGTTCTCCTTGGGTTGCACTGACCCACGTGGAATCTTTGGCTCTAACGGCCCATAAGACAGAAGACAGACAGTAACTGTGAGTGGGGAGTGTATCCCCCACTTCACTGAAGTACTTATAGGAGGTATTATGATTGGTATTGGTTATACATTTATAACGAGTACTAATAATAAATAAGCATGAGTATTTCATTGAAGTCCCTTGCCCGTTGGGCGTTACTATAACTATAGGAGATTCAAATGTCTACTACACCAATGAGAATCGCTGCAGGTTTCACGCAGCAAACCGTCGATCAACCTTTAAGCTTGATTGGCATGCCAGATCCTACATTTTACGCAAGGTGGGTCGAAGATTTCATGACTTACATCGCAGCAGCCTACACCGTCACAGCCACTGGTAACGGCGCAGTTGCTGCAACTACCGGTGGGGCCGGCGGCCGCGTAACCTTCACGACGAACAGCTCCACACCAGCATCTGGTGACATCGTGGAGCTGCAACCGCCAGCAGCCAGCATCGTGATGAGCACGTACAAAAAGACGTTCTTCGCCGCCCGCTTTGTCTCCACAACTAATAACCCTGTGTACCAGATCGGCCTGATTCAGAAGACCGCTACACCAGCTACGATCGCTGATGGTATGGTTGCGACACGAGCTTCTGCGGCCGCTGCGTGGGTGTTTAGCACCTATGTTGGTAGTGCTGTGACCGGCACTGTTACAGTGACTGACGCAGTATCTGGCTACGACTGTGATATCAGCATGACCTACAACGGGCGCGGTGAGGTTCTGTGCTACGTCGGGCTGGCCTTGATGGGGCCTATCGAAGACCAGAACCGCGAGACACTCGGCCCACAAGGACGCTTCACGCCGACAAGCATTACGGCTGTAGCCCTCGCACCAACCTTGGCAATGCAGTCAGGAACCGCTGCTTCTACTACAGCGATCTTTGACTTCCTATACGCAGGACAAGAAAGGTAAGAGGCGGGTTTTGGGTTTTTCTTTAAGAACCTCCGACAGTACCAGCCGCCAGCTTCACCGGCGGCGGTACGTCGGCCTCAAAAACCCTCCTTTCTGGCAAGCCGGTTTTAGCACACTTTAAACTTTCGAGGAACCGTTATGACAACCCCTGTGCCCTTTCTGTCAGCCGAGCGTATCATCACATATGCCTATCGTGATGCTGGTATCCTTGGGAAGACTGCTACACCGAACAGCGAACAACTTGCTGATGGTTTGAACAGGTTGAATGACATAATCAACCTTTGGCAAACACAAGGTATCAAACTGTGGTTACTGACAGACACACCTGTCACACTTGTAGCTGGACAGAAGCAATACACGTTTCGTCCAGGTGGTGACGTCGATATGACAAAGCCACTGAAGGTTGTACAAGCTTACTATATGAGTGCTGAGTTAATTCGCCGCCCACTTATAACTTTGGCTTGGGAAGAGTGGTTACGCCTATCCCAAACACATATTCAGGGAGCTGTAAACTCGTACTTCATCGACAAGCAAGCAACCCATATGGACTTATACCTTTGGCTTGTTCCTGACGCGCAAGCGGCTACTGGAGCAGTCCATGTACTCCTCCAGAATCAAGTAACAAACTTTGTCGGAATAAACTCCGATATGAACTTCCCTATGGAGTGGTCAATTGCACTTCGTTGGGGACTGGCCGACGATCTATCAACTGGCCAGCCACAAGAGATTGTCGATCGCTGCGAGAAGCGCGCAACCGCCTTTCGTCAAGCCCTCGAAGATTGGGACGTTGAAGATGCTTCCGTCAAGTTCGTCCCCGATGCCCGCTTGGGCCAACCAAGTTACTTTAACTTTGGATAAATCATGCAAGATGTTCTAACACACTCAATGTTTAACACTTACCTGATAGGTATAATCGGGACACTCGCCTTATTGTTTGCAGCTCTTATCGGCTGGATAGGCGTTAGATTACATAACAAGGTAGATACAATTGATACCAAAATGGCAGAAGCTATTGAAATCATGCGGGCTATCGAGCGTGATCTTCGGGGAGACTTCAGCAAACTTGACCGCCGAGTCACCCGTATTGAAGACCACCCCGCGCTTGCTTCGCCGCCATTAGTCAGGGAGCGATAAGTGGCACACGTCGAACCACCAAGAATTCCTCTTATCCTCACACAGGAAAATCGTGATGAGACGACGAAGTTTGACGCGCGCATCATAAACGCCTATGTGGAGAAAGATCAATCTGGCGATGTATGGGTTGTCAAGCGTCCAGGCTTAGTAATCAATTCATCTATAGGAGCTTCGACTGGTCGTGGTATTTATAATTGGAGACAAAATGTCTATTCCATCCGCGGCGCTACTCTGTACAAGGATGCTACGCCTGTAGCTGGCACTGTCGACACAACTAACGGCGTCTATACATTCAGTGCGTGCTTGGGAGCTACACCTAAGTTGTTCTTTCAAAATGGTGTGAAGGCTTACACGTATGACTCTGGTGGCGGCCTCGTCCAAGTTACCGATGCACAGTATCCATCTACTGCTGTCAAAGGCGCAGCCTACCTTGATGGAACTATGTATGTGATGGACATTGAAGGTAACATATATGGCTCTGACTTCAATGACCCACAATCATGGACAGCGTTGAATCTTATCAAAGCTCAAGTTGAGCATGACCAAGGCATAGCAATCGCAAAACAACTTGTGTATGTGATTGCTTTTAAAGAGTGGAGTACAGAAATCTTTTATGATGCTGCTAATGCCGCTGGCTCCCCACTCGCCCCCGTACAAGGCGGCAAGCTAAGCTACGGATGCCGTACCGCAGAATCTGTTCAGGATATGGATGGCGTCCTATTTTGGGTATCCGCCACTCGCAGTGGAGCTGTTGGTGTGATGCGGATGGAGAATATCAAGTCGCAAACAATATCTACACCTTCCATCGAGCGTCTTCTTCAGGGTGTTGATTTCTCTGTAGTGTATTCATGGAACGCCAAGCGCAATGGTCACAAGTTCTATGGTATAACTTTTAAGAACAGTAGCCTGACTTTGGTGTATGACGATACTACAGGTGAGTGGGCTCAGTGGACTGACCCTGCGGTTGTTGGAAACTATATGTCGATTGTATCTTCCACAATTACTGTTGGTTCACAAGAGTCGCTTCTGCAAGATGAGTCTGATGGACATATCTATACACTTGAACACAGCGCGTATAACGATGAAGGACAACTGTTTACTGTAGATATTTACACCCCAAACTACGATGCTAAGACAAAGAAAGGGAAAACAGTAAACAAGCTATATCCGATAGCCGACCAGACAGCTGGAAGCGTTCTGCAGGTTCGTTATAGTGACGATGACTATGAGACTTGGTCTAACTTTATTGAGGTTGACTTGTCGCAAGAGGCTCCCTACATTCCTGATATGGGAACCTTCAAGCGTCGGGCACACCACTTGCGTCATCACTGCAACACGGCTTTCAGGATAAAATATCTTGAGTGGCATGGATTGCTGGGAGTACTGTAATGCCGACCTTCCAGCCACCACCAACATACGCGGAGATTATTCTTGAAGACCCGCAAACAAAGAAACCATATTTCAATCCAATATGGCTGAAATGGTTTATTGATATTCAAGCTTTTATTACTGTAACTGGTGGGCCTTATGCTTCATTATATGGGTCGGCAAGTCAGCCCTTTAATGTTGGAACAGCAACAGCGGCTGCTAATGCAGTTAGGCTAGACCAACTTGTTGTCTCTAAAAAGTTTAACAGTGGTAATAAAACCATTACATCAGCTGGAACATTTACAGTAGCTCATGGGTTAGGAGCAGAGCCTTTTCTTATTTGTTGTTGGCTAAAATGTTTAACTGCTGAATATAACTACTCTATTGGTGATAAACTTCTTATCCCAGGAGGAGTAGCGAGTTCTACAGCAGATAATAAAGGGCACTCTATTGTTGTTGACTCCACTAATATAGTTCTTCGTTATGGAGCAAACGTAAATACCTATGATATTCTTAATAAGACTACCGGCGGTGGAGTTGGCATAACAAACGCAAATTGGGCTTTAGTTATCGAAGCATTTGCCTAACAAAATATGAGTTGTCTACGAGAGCTCTCCGCAAAGTATCCAGACATTCTTCCGCCTGGAACTACCCTTCAAGAAGCTTCAGAAATCTACTTGAGGCTCTTTGAAGGGAAGGCGAAAGCGTATTTGATTGACACTACGCTTATTGTACTTCAAGAACTTCATCAAAGGCATATAGTCAGAGGTTGGTTATTGTTTGACCCGTTTAAGAAAAGTACGGTTACTGCAATGAAAAGAGTTATTGGTGAGTGTAGAGATCGTGGAATAACTATCTATACTTCGACCGCTGACAAACGAATGTTTAAGATTCTTCTCAACCTTGGTTTTATGTTTGAGAACAAGTTTGCTGAAGAATATTACCTAGTTTTAGGAGATTAAAATGTGCGACCCTGTTGGAGCAATCAAGAAAGGTGTTGGTGATATCACATCAGCTGTGACTGGTGGCTTGATTGGTGGGCAGAAAGGTTCTGAAGATTTTTGGGGAACCTCTGTGAATCAAGAAGCTAATCCTTGGGCATCCCCATTAGCAAAAATAGCTGTAGCGGGTGGTGCTGGTATGTTAGCGGCTCCTTACCTTATGGGTGGTGAGGCTGTTACTGGTGCTGCACTCCCCGCCGGCGGTATGACCGCAACAGGAACCACTACGATGGCCGATACCGCGCTCATGGGCGGGGGCGGGCTCACAGCCCTTCCTGCGGGTGGTATGGCCGCCACGGGCGGTGTTGGTGCGTCTGACGCCGCCCTAATGGGTGTTGGTGCGTCCGGTGTACCAGCTGGTGTTGGTACTGCGGTCGGCGCAGGTGGTGGTGTTATGGGAGCGCTTGGTCAAGGTATTAACCTCGCAACAG